CCGGCCACGTCCCCGGCTGCGTCCCCGGCCACGTCCCCGGCCACGTCCCCGGCTGCGGCCCTGGCTGCTTGCGCACTGTCGCGTGCCCGCTCCGCGACAGGGCCAGCTGTCTGCACCGCTGCCTGGGACGTGACCGGCTGGAGTTCCCGCAGCGCCCGCGCCTCCCCGCTCAGCCCGGCGAGGTCGAGCCACGCCGGGCTGAAGGTGCGGACCAGCCAATCCAGCGCCATATAACCCCGGGTCTCGTCGTGGCCGTCGCCGGCGGTGCCGGGGAGCAGCGGCACCAGTTCCACCAGTTCCTGCCGCCTGCCATCGGGCAGAACGTCGTTCAGCTTGCGGCCGAACGCGCCGAGGGCCGGCGACACGCACGCCGGGTGATCGGTGTGGGGTTCGTGCGCCCACCAGGCAACAGCTTCGAGCAGGCACACGCCATCGTCCCGGCTGCGGTGGTGGCCTTTGGTGAGGGTGAGGGTGTCAAGGTTGATGTGGCTGGTCATGGGGTGAGCTCCTCGCGGCGCTGTTCGTATGGCGGCTGCCCGTCCCACTCGAGGCTGCCGGTCCCCCGGCGGGTGAGGGACAGGTAGACGGGCACCCAGACGACGGTGAGTCCGCTGGCCGCGGCGCGGCGTTTGCGTGCGAGCTGGGAGGCGTGGGTGTTCGCGGCGCGGCACGCGTCGCAGGGCGGGTCGCCGAAGCGGAGGTGGCGCTGGTAGCGGGCGCGGGTGCCGTGGGGCATGGGCTGCTGGCCGCGTCTGCGGGCGGTCATACGGCACCTGCCGGTGGGGTCATGTTGGTGAACACGCCGCCGTTCCGGTCGATCACATACCGCAGGGCGGCGGTAAACCATGACGGTGGGATGAGCTGCTGGCAGCGGGCGCGGGCGAGGCGCCGCAAATGGATTTGGGGGGTGCAGTCGCATTCGCCGCCGATGGTGGCGCCGCAGGCGCAGTCGGCGCGTTTGGCGAGGTTCCTTACTTCGGTCAGCCACACCGGTTCACCCGTTACAGCGGGCCCGGGCGCGGGCAGCGCAGTCATCGCCGGCCTCCCCTTCTGGTGGCGTACTCGAGCGACAGGACACCCACGCAGGTCATGAACACCACCTGGGTCCAGATCGGCTCAGACTGGCCGGTGACCGCTGTGCCGGCCGCGCCGGCGAGCGCGGCCATGCCACCGATCGCGCACAGCCACCTCATGACGGTTCCTGGGTGGTGCGCCGCCGTGGTTTGCGGCGGGTGACCTGGGCGCGGGCCTGGGATGGGCGTGCTTTGATCGCCTTCGCCGGTGGCATCTTGGCGAGGCAGTCCACGCAGGGCAGGCCGTCCGCGCCCGCGGTCAGCGGGTCGTACCGGCCGGTGTCGTAGGTGTAGACCTTGTCGGCGCAGGCAGGGCAGCGCAGCGGTGTCCCGTCCCCGCCGGGGTCGGCCATCAGCAGCACGGCTAGCCGCCGCGGCGACAGCGGATGCGAGATCCCCATCTCGTCGCGGCCGGCCGCTGCGCTGATGAGCGTCCGGACGAGCTGCCGCTGCGCCACCCGGATCGGGGGCGGTTCGTGCAGCAGGGCGGTGAACGCTGGCGCGAGGACGGTCTCGGCGTCGGCGATCTGGTCTGGGGACAGTTCGGCTTTGGTCTGTGCCAGCCACGCCGGCCAGGTGGTGTCCGGGTCTGGGTGATTGTCTGTCATGTTCGCTCCCGTTACTGTTAGTGATTGGCCCCGTTTCCCGCTCCCGTTGGCCGGGGCCCGCCGCCCCCGCTTGTCCCGGGGGCGGCCTGTTTACGGCGTCCTGCGCGGCTCCTCAGCGATGTCGCGGAGCAGCGCCCGCGCCGCCCACGGCCGCCACAGCCGCGCGGGCCGCCACCGGGGGCAGGCTTGGTGGCCGCAATGGCCGCAGTAGGTGCCGTGGTGGTGGTGACGGTGAACATCCCGGCCATGGCCGCACCGGCACACCCGCGGCCTGGTCATGACGCCTCCCGCCCGAGTTGGCGGATCTTGTAACGGGCGCTGCGTTCCCGGATGCAGATACGGCAGTCACGTCCCGGGGCGTTCGGCCGGATGTAGGTGTTAGCGGCGTTGTATTCGTGGCCTGACCGGCAGTGAGTCCTGGCAGCGCCACGGGCAGCCATGACGGCCGGAACGTTGCCCCGCTGTGTGTTCACGGCCGGGGTGACCGCTTCCAGATGCGCCGGATTCGCACATAGCGAAACCCGGCAGAGGTGGTCGATGACCAGGCCAGGCGGTATCGGGCCGACCATGAGTTCGTACGCGACCCGGTGGGTGAGCTGGTAGCCGTCGGCCCACATGCGGCCATAACCGACACCGTTCTGCGCGCCAGTCCAGATCAGGCATCCCGTCTGGTGGTCCGGCACGAGCCGGGCCCAGAGCCGCTCAAGGACGGTGCCTTTCATGACGCTTTCCTGGCGGCGCGCTGGCTGGCAATGCGGCGGACCTGAGCGCGGGAGAACAGCATCGCCCCGTTCGGCCCGGGCAGCCGATGGATGGGGATCAGCGGGTTCGCCGGGTCGGCCGCCCACCGGAGCAGGGTGGCGCGGTGGATGCCGAGGATCGCACTTGCTTCGTCGCTCCCGACGAGTGAGTCATCATCCGCCATAGCGGAGAGCTTCGCACAATGTACGGCTGTCCGCAACCCACCGGGCCATCCGTAATCTTGCGGAATCCTTAGCAGCTATGCGAAGCTTTCCAACATGAGTGAGCCAGCGAGCCGGGGCACCGTCCCCGCGTGGGATCTGCCTGACCGGATGCGCAAGGCGCTGCGGTTCTCCGGCACCGGCGTGTCGGAGATGGCGGACTACCTCGGCGTGACGCGCGGCACCATCTCCACCTGGATCAACGGGCGCATCCGGCCGTCGGTGCAGACGCTGCGCCTGTGGGCGCTGCAGTGCGGCGTGGACTACGAGTGGCTGGCCGGGTCACCGGACCCTCAGCGCCAGGGGGAACACCCTGACATGGGGTCGCCCGTCAGAAAACCGGGGAAAAGTACGCCTCTGCGTACCATCTGGCGGCCGGTGGCGGTGGCCGCATGAACGCCATCCGCCAGTGGTGCACCCGGTGCGGCGCCCGCCCCGGTGAGGCCTGCCGGTCCGCCCGCGGTGGCCGCACCACCACCCACGCCGCCCGGGTCCGCGCGGCGAACTCAGAGCGAACTCATAGGTAACACAATGTGCCCAGGCGGCGACAATGGACGAAATGCCGAGATGGCGCCGGGGGCTGGACCGGGGCTCTCCCGGGCTGCCCGTGGCCGTCCTCGCCGCGCACCTCGAGGCGCTCCGGCTGCGCGGCCACACCCCCGGCACGATCTACGCCCGCCGCCGCGCGCTCGCGCGGATGGCCGCCGCGATCCCCGTCCCCCTGCTCGAGGCCACCGGCGCGGACCTGCGGGCGTGGCGGGCGGGCCTGGCCGTCACCCCGGACAGCGTCCGGTCCTACTGCTCCCACGCGAAACATTTCTACGCCTGGGCGGTGCGGGAAGGCCTGCGCCCGGACAGCCCCGCCGGCGGCCTGGACATCCCCCGGCGGGTCACCCGGCTGCCCCGGCCGATCGGCGAGGACGACCTGATGCACGCCGTGACTAACGCCCCGCCGCGGGTCCGCCCGTGGCTCGTCCTCGCCGGGTGGGCCGGCCTGCGCGCCTGCGAGATAGCCGGGCTGCGGCGCGAGCGGATCCTGGACACGGCCCGCCCGCCGGTGCTGCTCGTCGCGTCCGACGCGACCAAAGGCCGGCGGGAACGCGCGGTGCCGATGGCCGCGTTCGTCGCCGCCGAACTGCGCCTGGCGCATCTGCCGCGGACCGGGATCGTGTTCCGCCGCCCCGACGGCCGGCCCAACACCCCATCCGACATCTCCCACGTCGCGAACCGGTACCTGCGCTCGGTGGGGGTGGACGCGACGCTGCACCAGCTGCGGCACCGTTTCGCGACCGCCATGTACATCGCGTCCGGGTACGACCTGCGGATGGTCCAGGACCTGCTCGGCCATAAGGACCCCAGTTCAACCGCGCTGTACGCGGCGTGGAACCGCGCCGGCGCCGCGGACGTGGTCAACGCACTGCCCGCGCCGCAGCGACTGTCTATCGCCGGGACTAGATAATTAGCGCCACCGGGCGCGGACTCATCCCGCGGCCCGGTGGCTGACCCCTGACTAGGAGGGGCTGTATGAACGGTAACGAGGATCGTTTCATCCGCATAGGCACCGCCGCCGCGGTCCTGCTGGTCGCCGCGATCGCCGCCGTCATCTCGTTCCAGCACATCCAGCACCTCGCGCTGACCCACGGGCAGACCCCGCTCGCGGCGGTCCTGCTGCCCCTGTCGATCGATGGGACGGTCGCGGCGGCGTCGCTGGTGATGCTCCGCGCGGCGCGGATGTCGATCGGGACGCCGTGGCTCGCGCGGGCCATGCTCGCCCTGTCCGTCGCGGCGACGTTGGCGGCGAACATCGGGTACGGCCTGCCCTACGGCATACCCGGGGCGTTGCTGTCGGGGTGGCCGGCGGCGGCGTTCATTGGCTCCGCGGAGATGGCCATCCTGATGGTCCGCCGCGCCCGCCCGGCTGCACCTGCGGCTGTATCTGTGCCGGGAAAGTTGCCGGCGCGGCGGCAGGTGCAGCGGGACTACAGCTGCGGCCAGGGCACCGCTGACAAGATCCTCGCCGGCATGCGTACCCGTGACCGGGTCCTGACCGCCGGCAGCAACGGCTACGGAGGAGACCACCAGTGAGAAGGAGCATGTTCATGGCCCGGGAGGCGCTGGAGATGCGTATCACCCGCAAAGGACGCCACGAAGTGACCCTCGGTGTGGACGCCGACCCGCGTAACATCGGCGAGCTGCGCCAGGTCCTGACCGGCTGGCTCGACGGCGAGGGATGGGACGTGGGCCGGTGGGGTGAGTTCGAGGCGACCGTGTTCGCGGCGGGGTCGTCGCGGCGGGTCGCGCGGGTCAGGCCCTGATGGCCGGCCACCACAAGGGACAGCCACGCCGTGACCAGGCGCGGCAGCAGCGGATGAACCGCCGTCTCGCCACGTCCACGAGCGCCGAGGGACAGCTGGCGGCGGCGTTCGACATGTTCCGCTCGGCTGTCCGGCACGCCCCAGCGGCTGACCGCCCCGGGCTGGCGCGGCACGCGGCCGAGTTCCTCGCCGCCCTTGCGGCGGAGGTCAACGGGAGGACGCGGTGACTGCGCTGAGTAACGGCCACAAACTGCCGGAGTTGCCGTCGGGGGAGGCCCAGGCGCAGAGCGCGCAGCGCGCGAGAAGCGTACCAGACACCCCCCCTGCTGTCACCGATAGTGACCGCCGGTGGCGTTTCCCGGCCATCGGTGCGGTCCTGTCCGGCGCTTCGCTGCTCGCAGCGCAGCCTCCGTCGCTGGTCCAGGCGTGGGCGTGGCACCGTCAGGCGGCCGGCCAGTTCGCGCACCGGTGGGCGCGGTGGCCGCGCCTGGCGTGGGGCGCCGCCCACGTGGCGCTGGCCGCGGTGCTGCGCGCGGTGGAGTGGGTGACCGGTTCGCCCCCCAAGCTTCTAGCCGCGGTGGCTGTCGCCGCGGCCTGCTGGTTCTGGTCCTAAGGAGGACCCCATGTTGTCATCGTTCACCGCGGACGCGATCGGCGTCCTGCTGCTGGTCCTGTTCGGCGTCTTCTACTGGCTGGGCATCATGCCCACCACCCGCGCCGTGTTCGCGTTCGTGGGTACGTGCCTGATCGGGACCGCCGGGTTCCTCGGCAGCGCGCTCCACGCCGCCGCGACGTGGCTCGCGGGGCTCGCGGACTCGGGTACGGCGTGGGCGACGGGGATCGCTGTCGGTGGCACCGCGCTTGTCCTGGTCACGGGTGTGATTTTCGTGCATGACCTGATGCCCCGGCACGCCGCCGGGAAACGCACCGGGTGGGCGGGTGTCGCGCTGGCGGCGTTGCTGATCGCCGGCGTGTCGGGGATCCAGACGCTGAACAACATCCCGGGCAGCGTGCAGCAGGGGGTCAACACCGCTAAGACCACCCTGGGTGGCTGACATGTGGATCCTGGGCGCCGCGTTTTTCATCCTGCTGTGGGAGGCCGCGAAGGCGTCGCTGCGGCACGGCCGCGCCGGGCGCCAGGCGTCCCGTAAGGCCAGCGCCGCGAAGGCGCAGACGCCGGGACAGCGGCGCGTCGCCGGCGCGCGCAGCGACATCGGCTGGTGGGCGGCGGAGATCCTGCGCCTGTTCCCCGTCCACCGCGCCGGCTGGTCGAACGGGTGGCGCGCGCACCAGACCCGGCTGGCGCAGCAACGGGCGCAGCGCGACGAGGCGCGCACGTCGCACCTGGAGGCGCGGGCGTCGATCGCCGAAGGCCACCACGAGCACCAGCAGCGGCAGCAAGCCGCGCAAGCGCGCATCGACCAGGCGCAGGCACCGCCCCCACCCGATGAGCTCGGGCAGCGCCGCGCCACGAAGACTAACTACCCGCTGCCCGCCGGCGGCGTGCAGCCGGACCCGTCAACCAATGGAGGACCAGTGGCAACCCACACCGATGGCAGTTACACCGAAACCGTCACCACCGCGCGGCAGCAGGCCACGCTGGCCGACTACACCGGCGCCGACGTCGCCGCGCAGCGCAAAGAAGCCGAACGCATCTACGAGGAGATGCAGGCAGCGGGTGTGGACGCGGCGTCGCTGGCCGCGCAGGCCGACCTGGTCGCCCGGCTCCACGCTGCCGAGGACGCGCTAAAAGGCGTCACCGAGCAGGGCGAGGCCGTGGGCGCGGGTGTCACCCAGCGGCATGGCGGGATGAAAGAAGCGGTCGACGACGCGCCCGTCGGCCCCGCCGAACTGGACTGGTACAAGGACTGACGTGGGTGTCCTGGTGGCCGCCGCTGGCGCGGTCCTGGCCGTGTTGCTGGCGCTGATCGTGGTGGCGTCCGCCAGGATCAGGCTCGCCCCCACCCGCCAGCTGGGGTGGCTGGTCACCAGGGAACGCACCTGGGACACGGCCGGCCGTCCCGCCGCGCTGATACCCGATGCGCGCAGTTAAGACGGAGACGCCCCGGTGGCGCAGGAAGCCGCCGGGGCGTCTGCTGTCGCCGAGGGAACGTAAACGGCTGGTCCGCGAGCTCGCCGTCGTGACCGCCGCGGAAAACGAACCCGCGCCGCCGCGCCCGGTGGCGCACTTGTACCGGTACCGCTACCACCTGGTCCCGTTCGCCTGGCTCGCCTGGATGCTCGCCACCGGGCTCGGTGCCCACGCCCGCCATGCCGTGCCGTTCGCCGCCTTCCTGGCCGTGGCCAGCGGCGCCCTGGCGGTGCTCCTGACCCGTCACCTGGACCGCTTCGCCCGCGCCGGGGTGCAGGTGATGGCCGTCCTGACCGCCGTCCTGGTGCCCGCGCTCGCCATCGGCGGGGCGGTGCCGATGCTCCCCGCCACGCTGATCTGCTGGGCGGTCGTGGCAGCCCGGTGGGCGCATCACTACCGGTGGCGCCCGGCCGGGCCGGCGCCGGCGCCGGCGAGGACCGACTACGACACGTGGGAGGCGCTCGCCGCTGAGCGGCACTGGAACGCGCGCCTGGGCCTGCGCGAAGACCTCCCTGGTGGTATCCGCCGCTACCCCGTCGAATGCGACGGGATCAAAACCGTGATCGGGAACATCCTCGGCGCTAATGAGAACGTCGCCGGCGCGTGGCACAAACCGATGACCGAGGCGTTCGTGGAACGTGAACCCACTGGCATCACCTCCCGCGGGCACCTGGTGCTGCTCACCTCGGACACGCTCGCCCGGCCGCGTGAATGGGACGGCCGTGGTGTGGACCCGGCTACAGGGTGCGGGGTGATCGGCCGGTTCGCTGACGGCAAAGACGCCGCTATCCGGCTGTGGGTTCCCCGTGACGGCACCCGCCACGGCCTGGGTGCCGGTGCGACCGGCAGCGGGAAGACATACATGCTTGACCTGCTGGTGCGCGTCGCGGTCGCGTCTGGGCTGGTGGTGCCGGTGGTCCTGGACCCGCAGGAGGGCCAGTCGCTGCCGCAGTGGCGCGGGCACATCCCCTACGCCTCCGGCGTGGATGAGTGCATGGCGATGCTGGAGATGATCCGCGCCGCCATGTTCGCACGGTCCCGTCACCTCGCCGGCCTGGACTGGGTGGACGAAGACGGCCACCCCATGCACGGCATGGACTTCTTCGACGCGCACCTGACCGGGCTGCCTGTCCTGCTGGCCATCGGCGACGAGTTCCCGGTGGTGCTCAAGCAGGACGGGAAGCAGGACTCCAAGCGTGCCGAACGGGCGCTCCAGATCGCCGGGGACATCGCCAAACTGGGCCGCAAAACGGGTGTGTCGCTGTGGCCGGTGACGCAGGTGCCATCGCTAGAGGAACTAGGCAGCCGGGTGCTGCGGTCGATGCTCGTCGGGGGAAACGTGGTCTGCCTGCGCACCGGTGAACGCGCGGACGCGGGGATGATCGGCCTGGACGCTGACCCGTCGGAACTGCCGCGTTACTTCCCCGACGGCACGCCCACGTCCGGCCTCGGCTATGTGGTCGGGCCGGCTTTGCGGCAGGCGCCCGCGCGGGTTGACATGGTGCCCCGCGCGGTGCGCCGCCAGATCCCGCAGGTACCGCGGCTGGACCCCGCGTCACCCATCGCCGCGTGGGCTACGGCTGCGGCGTGAGCGGCGTTTCTGTCCACCCGGGGTGCGCGGGGTCGAACACGTACGCCGTGACGCCGCCGCCTTTGCGGGCGACCATGACGTCGATGCCGTCGTCTCTCATGCACACCGACGGGGACCCGGCGAACCCGGAGCCTTTCTGGACGGCGTTCGCCCACACGCCCGTGGAGGAGGTGCGGACGCGAAGGTACAGGTTGCCTTTGTCGTTGACCTCCCAGCATTCCTCGTTCTTGTTGAACGGGTTCACAAACGACAAGATCACCGGGTCATCCTCTCCGGAGAACGGGACGGGGGGTTCGGGTTCGGGCTGTGGTTTGGTGCCCCAGCTGCGCGCCATGTCGAGCACCGCGTCCATCGGGAACCCGGGGCCGCAGTCGACGTGGCCCCCGCCGCCCGCGCCGAGGTCCTTATGCTGGCACACACCCCGGCCGCCGCCCTGCGCCTGCCCCGGGGACAGCTTCGTGATCGGGATCCCGAGTTTCTTCGACTCCTCAGCGATCCACCCGGCGCAGTTGCTGAGCATGTTCGGGTGACGGTTCCACTCCGCCGCCGACCAGGCCGCGAACGCGCACAACTCCAGCGACACGGCGACGCTGTTGTAGTTCGCGACGGTCCACGCGGCGTTCCCGCGGGTGACATACTCGCCGATGATCCCCGCCTTGTCATCCGCGCCCGTGTGCGAGCTGACCTGGTTGGCGTAGTTGGAGAAGAAACTGCCGAGCGACTCGATCGTCGTCGCGCCCTCCGCGGTGTGCAGGACCAGGATGCGGACGCTGTTAATGTTGCGCCCGTTGTAGCAGGGGCTAGGCATCCATTTACGTGTCAGCGCCATCGTGGTAGTCCACCTCCCCGCCGTGGCCGTGGGTGGCTTCGCTGTCGGGAACCTGGGGGCCGGGGCGGATCTGGTGCCGGTCACGGGTATCGGCGTCGCAGTCCTTGTACCGGCCGCGGCGTTTCACCCACTCGCGGTCATGCAGGAATCCCATACCACTCCTTCAGGAGACGCGGCGGAGCATCATGTAGGAGAACGAGTAGACGATCGTCGGGGTGCCGCTCGAGGTGTTCTGCGCCCACTGGAACGCGAACGTCCCCGCGGACGACCCGTTTTCGAACAGGCCCTGCAGGTTCAGCGCCATCCCGTTGCCCGCGCCGTTCGACGCGGCCTGGGTGGAACCGGGGCCGAACCAGTTCGTCACCCCGTTGCCGGTGGACACCTGCTGCATCGACACCGCATACCTCAGCCCCCCCGACGGCAGGGAGAACTGCCACTGGAGGTCGCCGGTGCCACGGTTCGCGCCCTCGTACCCGACCATCATGTTCAGCTGGTAGTAGCCGTTCGCGGCGACGGCGAGCTGCAGGTCCGGGTCCGACGTGGGTGACGTGGTGGAGGAGCGGGACGTGTTCGCGGCTTTGAACGCGAACAGTGGGACGAACCAGCTGTTGACGTCCGCGCTGGCGAGGACTTGGCCGACGGACCAGGTAGGGATCGGCAACGGTGGCTCCTAGTAGGGCTCGGCGGAACGAACGGCGAAACTCGCCACTGACGGGCTTCTTGTTCCATTTCCTCAATCGAGGTCGTCGCGTTCCAGCAGCAAGCGGAACGCCTCGGAGTACCAGCCGGTCGGCGCGAGGCTGAACGGCGGTGCCGACTCGCCCCCGCAAACCGAACCAGGGCAGTACGGGCAGTACGCGCCGGGGGCGCCGGCCAAGTGCCCGTCATCAGCCGGGTGACGGCACACGGGGCATGCCGCGTTATCCACTGACCTTCCCCCAGATCCCGACGATGTGGTTGGTCCATGGCGAGTCGTCGTGGGCGCGGGCAGCCGCGCCGATCTCGGAGACTGTGCCCCGGTACGCCCACCGCAGACAGCCGCAGGTGATCACGAACTCCCCCTGCTCGGCTGCACCCGGCCACCGGAAGAGGCGTTCCACCGGCGGCAGGTCGGCCTCGGCCGGGCCGGTGTTGCCGGGGCAGCGTTGCAGTCGCTCCGTTTCGCCGGTCATGTGGGGCGTTTGTGCGGGCAGTTGAACCAACACCGCCACGAGCGCGGCCGGGATGGGCCGTGGCCGGGGTCCTCGATCCAAGAGATCAAGTCGAGGTCAGGCGCATACGGGGGCGGTGGCGGCAAGCCCTCCGCCCTCGGGTACCGGGCTGGTGGCGATGTGAACATCGGCGCGGAACTATGCCACTGAATCTTCATCGGTCCTCCAGTGTAGCCACGTCCCGATCTTGGGCAAGCTCCGCCAACCGCATGTCAAAGCGGTACAGTGGATCGTGCCGCCGGCGGGATTCGAACCCGCAATCCCTAGCAGGACCTGGCCAGGATGATGCGCGCCTACGGTTCGCAGATCTCTCCTAGAAGGTGAGCGAGTTGTAGTCGAGACGGCCGAGGATGGGGTCGTCGAGGACGAAAAACGCGGCGGCGCGGGCCGCGTTCTGCAGCTGCCACGTTGTGGTCCACGCCAGCGGTGAGACGCCCCACGTGTGGGAGATCCCGCGGATGAACACGTCCTTGACGACCGGCGCCGCCACGCCGGGTGGGCGGCGCCAGATCTGGATCCGGTCACCGATCCGCCGGCCCAGCACCTGGGGCCACAGGTTCTCCGGGTCCCGCAGCGGGTTGATGGTGATCTGGTCGAACCGGTCCTCGTCGGTTTTGGAGGAGGACAGGACGTACTGCGCCCAGTTCAAAGTGACCAGGTCGTCCTGCAAGATCAAATCCGAGCGGGCGTAGGTGCGGGGGAACCGGTACTGCTGGATCGACCCGGCGTCCTTCGCTTCCTGCAGCGTCCCGCCCTGCGAGGTGGCCTGGATGTCGTTCGCCAGCGTCGTGTCGTCACGCGCGCGGGGGAACGTGGTGCACGGCAGTTCCGGGAGGCTGGTGATCGTCACGTCGTCGGCGTAGTGGACCTCGCCCACCCCGCCGGCCGCGAGGATCTGCAGGTTGACGCGGCAGAACATCGCCCCCGCCGGTGCGGTGACCGCCGCCGTCGCCTGCGTCCAGGCGCTGGTGGAGTCGGTGACGTTCGCGCCGCGCAGCGTCGAGATGAACGTCCCGCTGCCGTCGTAGAAGTCCAGGCCGGCGTTCACGCTGCGCGCCGATGCGGCGGTGAGGAACCACGCGCCGACGGTGACGGCCGTGTTCGGCCGCACCGGCAGCCCGACCGTGGTGACCGACGCGGCGGCGCACGATGCGGCCTGCATCGCGCCGGACGCGAGGGAGGTGACCGCGAGCGACTGCGCGCCGTTGTGGAACGCCGACGCGGTGCGGGCGATGCTGCTGTTCCCCGCGGCGGTCCACGTGAACGCGCCGCCGGGTTCGAAATCAGAGTTGGGGGTGACCAGGGCGATCGGCTGGTACGGCGCGTCGCCGAAGATCGCCTGCACGGTCGTGGAGCGGGTGTCGGTGATGATGCCCTGACGGTGGCGGAACACGATTTTCCCGTCGCCGTCGATGTACAACTCGCCGATCTCGCTGTCCGCGGTCACTTGCATCAGGTTGAGCGCGGTGTCGCCGAACGTGGTGCCCTGCACGGTGGAGTCGCCGGTGGAGATGGTGCGGTACCCGCCGCCGGTGTACCAGCCGGCCGCGTTGAGGATCCTGGTGATGCGGGCGCCGGTGGTTTCGCCGCCGCCGGCCGCCGCGCCGAGGGTGGCGAGGGTGATGCCCTGCAAGATTTTCAGCCCGTCGGTCGCGGGGATCACGACCTCGCAGTACCGGTTGGCGTAGTTGGTGCCGTCGTCGGTGAACCCGTCCGCGAACCCGTAAAACAGCGGGTACGTGACATTGCGCCACACAGCGAACTGGCGGACGGGGATCATCGAGTTCAGCTGCCCGTACCAGGGGCCACCCGCGTTGTCAGGGTCGAAGTTCCCCGTGTCGTTTTTCACGTTCACCGACATCGTGCCGGTCTGGTAGTTGAACAACGGCCCCTGCAGCCGGGACGAGGGGCGGGTGACGGTGCCTGAGCGGGTGAAGTTCGACACGTCGGTCCACTGTTCCGAGGAGCCGAGGACGTTGGTGTCTAGCAGGCCGAAGAACGTGTCGTCGAGGAGGAACGTCCCCGCGGGCTGCACCGGCACCGTCAGGACCAGGCCCAGCTGGGTGCGCAGATCCGGCCAGTTCGAGTACACCGTCGGCGACCCGGCGGTGATCGCCGCCGCGGTGGTCGTGACGGACAGGAACATCGGCGCCGACGTCGTCGCCCCGGCGGAGTCAGCGACGCCGACGGTGAACGCGCCGTTCACCGGCTGCGTGGGGGTGCCGGAGATCACCCCGGCGGCGGACAGGGCCAGGCCCGGTGGCAGGGTGCTCGCCAGCACCGCCCACGTGTACGGCGGCACCCCACCCACCGCCGTGAGGCTGGTCGTGTAGGCGACGCCGACGGTGCCGCTGGGCAGCGTGCTCGAGGTGGAGATCGCCAGGCCGGCGGTGACGGTGATCGACAGGCTGGCCGTGGCTGTAGAGGAGGCGCCGTCGGTGACGCGGACCGTGAACGACGGCGCGGAGACGGTCGTGGGGGTGCCGGAGATGCGGCCCGTCGACGCGTTCAGGCTCAGCCCGGCGGGCAGGGAGCCGGCGGTCACAGCCCACGTGTAGGGCAGCTGCCCACCCGACGCGGCCAAAGTGGCGGCGTAGGTGACACCGACGAGCCCGGCGGGCAGCGACGCGGTGGTGACGGCGAGGGCGGTCCCAGTCACCTGGGTGAACGTGGCCGCGGTCGCGGCCCACCCGTTCATCGTCCCGTCAGAGTACGTTTGGGTTTTCGACCAGGTCGCGGTGGGGAGCTGCGGCTGGTACCCGTTCCACAGGTTCACCACGTTCGCCTGCACCTGCGCGCCGGGCGTCATGCCCGGCGGTGTCCCCCACGTCGACCCGTTCACCGCCGACGGGTACGCGTTCATCCAGCTCGCGACACCAAAGTCGCCGGATGCCGCGCTGGGCGCAGTGGTGATGGGCAGGCTGGTGACGGCACCGGCGGCGGCGTTGCCCTGCGCGTTCAGCACCTGCGTCGTCGACGGGTCCGAGGTGACCTCGATCACCGACCCGCGGGCCTCCTGCCCCGCCGTCGTCGTAAAGGTGATGGACGTGATCCCGCTGGGACAGGAGGGGTAGTACCAGAGCTCAGAGTTCCCGGACACGCCGGTGGCCGTGTAGGAGGCCCACTGGTTGCACGTGGCGGTGTCGGTGAACTGGTACTGGTGCACCTGATCCGACGCGGACGTCATCGCGTTGTCGTCCCACCAGTACATCCAGAACTGCAATGGGAAACTGGTCGAGTTGAGGAACGCGCCACTGAGGTAGGCGGCGTCGGTGGCGATCCGCGCGGCGCGGACGGCGTTGCCGCCGGTCTGCCCGATGCCGTACTCCGCTATGCCGAGGGGCTGTTCGGTGCCGACAATGCTCGTGTTGGTGACCAGGGTCAGCCAGTTCTGGAACTGGTCGTAACCCGCCAGCCCGGTGGCGGACCAGTCGAACGACTGGTCCTGGTAAATGTCCTTCAGGAACAGATCCACATACGGGCCGAGCCCTCTGAGGTAGTTCCCCGCCAGCACATCCGCGGTGCCCTTAGCCCGGTACGGGTACCCGGCGGAGTTGCACGCGACCTGCACGTTGCTGTTGCCCTGCGCGCGGATCAGGTTCGACTGGCCTTTGAACTCGGCGACGAACGTGGACCCGAGGGTGTAGTCGCCCTCGGGTTCCTGGTGGTACACCAGCACTATCGGCCGGTTCACGCTGGTGACAAACGACGCGACGTTGGTCGTCTGCGTCTTGTAACAGATCACCGGCACCACCCCGGCCGGCAGCCCCGCGCATTTCGACCCGGTGAACGTGGTGGGCAGCGTGGTGGTGTAGAACGCTTTCGTCGCGTTGATGTTCCCCAGATACCCCTGCGCCCACGTCCACGACGCCGCCGAGTACGCCCCGTCGCCCTCAGTACTGGGATAGCCCAGCGTCTGGTTGGTGATCCGCGCGCCGATGTTCACCGCGATCTGCCCCGCGCCGCCGGCCTGCTGCGCCTGGATCCGCGACCACCCCGCCGGCGCCGTAAAGCTGCCGCCCTGCGAGGCGACCCCCGCGACCAGCAGCGAATTGGCGAGCGTGGAGGACGCGAGGGTGACCGCGACCGACCCGCTGCCCGACGCCGCCGTCCCCGCCTGGCGGAACGTCAGGCCACCCGCGGGCAGCGTGTAGGTGATCTTCACGAACCCGTCGGTCCCGGCGCCGGAGAACGGGGTCGTCCCCACCGTGACGAACTGGCCACCGCCGCCCGCCCCGGCTGTGCCCGCGACGCCGTTGATCGACCCGGTCGTCCCGCCGTTCCCGCCGCCGGAGCCGGCGGTGCCACCGGACGCGTTCCCACCCGCGCCACCCGAGGTGGCTGCGCCGCCGCCACCACCCGCCGGGCCCGTCGTCGGGGTCCCCGCGGCGCCGTTCCCCCCGGCGAACGCGCTCGTGGGGGAGTTGTTCGTGGGGGCGGCGCCACCAGCTCCGCCCGCGCCGCCCGCGCCCACCGTCCCCGACAGGCCCGCCGCGCCACCCGCCGCCAGATACGTGTTCGCGGCGATCACCATCGACGACTGCGCCCCGGCGTGGCCGGTGCCGCCGTGCGCCGCCGCGCCACCCGCGGCCACCACGACGGTGTACCCGGTGCCCGGGACGACGGTGATCGCCGACCATTTGCCGTACGCGCCGCCGCCGCCGCCGCCACCGGACTGGCCCGTGTTCGTCCCCGGCGCCGCGCCCGACGCGCTCGAGCCGAGGATCTCCAGCGTGGTGACGGTGGTGACACCGGCGGGACACGTCCACGTGTACGTGCCGTTGGTGGTGTACGAGTCGGTCGTCACCGCGGGTTGATCCCCGCCGGGTACAGCGCCATGCCACCGCGGATCGCGGCGGTCACATGCTGGCCGATGTGCTGCCCCAGCCGCCGGTCCGGCGTCACCGCCGCGATCGTGGGGTCGATGTGAACGTGGACGGTGATATTCCCGGACGACCCCGCGGGCACAACCCGCTCCGGCCGGCCCGTCGTGTTCAAAGCGAGCGACAGCCCCGGTGGGAGCAGGCCACCTTTGTCGTACCAGTTGTACGCCTGCTCATGCGCCCACGCGTTCTGGCTGTTCCCATACCGCGACGCGATGTAGTTCAGGCCCCAGATGATCTGCGCTTTGTAGTCGCCCAGGTTGTACGGGTGGCCGTGGCCGAGGCTGTTGCCGGTCAGGTGGATGTGGCCGTTCTGCTCCGCAGTGAACGTGCCCAGCTCGGTCGTCACGCACCACACCTCGGCCTCTCCAGCGTCCTCGTAGAAGAACCCCGGATGGCCGACGCCGAGGGTGGGCTTGACACCCCGGATCGCCAGGCTGGTGGTGCCATAGCGGGCGTCATGGCGCTCGTACCAGCTTGGCCGCAGCCCCTCCAGGTACAGGGCAAGTTTGATCGCGTCGGCCAGTGCGCCCTGATTCTGGGAGTAGGCGCGGTTACCTGCCTCCAGGTGACCTTCGGCCAGGAACAGCGCGTCCAGCCACGCCGCGCGCTGGCTGTCGGACATGGCAGTGACCTGCCGCACGCAGGCGTTGCGCGGGTGCCCGGCCCGCTCCACGAGATCGCGGGCATAAGGGGCCAGCAGCCGCCACTCGCGGTCCAGGCGCGGCTCGCCATGAACGGCCCGCTCCCGGGTGCGCACGACCCGGCCATGCTCACCGACCGCCGCCTCAATCGCGGGCCAGTTCTCTTGCTTGGTCTGGAGGATATGGAATGTGGCCGGGCTGCCACCGCCCCTGCCCTTGCCGTAGCGCGGGTACGCCTTGCGCTCCCAGCCGTCGCCAGCGATCCAGCCGAGCAGCGCAGCCTCCTGGTCGGTGATCGGAAGCCCCGGGCCGGTCGTGGCAGGCTTGGCGAGCACCAGGCTGTTGCGCCACAGCCGGTGCTGAATCTCCCGCATCGACTCGGTGCGCGAGTGTTTCTCCCACATCAGCCAGCGGTGGTTGGGCGTGGTCGTGAACTCGACCCGCGAGTTTCCGTACCGCACGACGCGGTGAACGCCGGGGCGCAGGACAGCGGTGACTTTGGTCCATTCGCTGCGGCCGGTCGCCGGGTTATAGCCGATGGTCTCGTCGCCCACGCGGACCTCGTCATGCTTGAGCCAGCCCCGCCGCGTCAGGATCATCATGTCTGTTGTATAGCACTGCGGGATGCCATACGCCCCCGACGACGGGTTGACCGCGTAGGCGTTCCACCCCGACTCCTGGTTCCACAAGGCCAGCAGATCCGGGAACGACCAGCCCCGCGGCAGCACCGACGCGGCGAACGACTGCGCCACCGTCGCGTTCCCCGACCGGGCACCGGTGTCCATGAGCATCGACGCGGCCATCTTCTTCACCTGCGCGGCGAACGCCGCGGCCATCGACGACGCGACCCCGGTGATGATCTGGGAGGTGGCGACGTTCATGTTCCGCGTCGCCCACGGCTGGATCCCCGGCACCCCCCCCGAATAGTGGGGGACGAGCCCCCCGGTCGCGAACCCCGGCAGCCGGCCACGCAGGTGGTTGACCGCCCCGGCGGCGACCATCCGCTTAGGTACCACCACCTCGCCGGGGGTGAGCATCGCCGGGAACGAATCAGAGTTGCCGGTGCCGGGGACGACACCGCCGGCGGCGAACGGCCCCGGGCCCTGCGCGATCTTGTGCAGCGCGGCGGTGACGGACCACTGCCCGGCGCCGGTGACGAGGATCTTCTCCCGGATCATCGGGACCAGCGACAGCAGGTCCAGCCAGTGTTTCAGCGTTTTGACTTCCTGCCAGTACAGCCGTGACTTGCTTTTCGCCTGATCCAGGACGGGCAGCCCGCCGCGGATATCCGCGGCGGCGGTCTTCGCGCCCTTCCCCGACGCGATCGCCATCTGCGCTTCGTTTGACAGGTCGGTGATGTAGGTGTTCGCCGCCTGGAACGACGCGCGCTGCGCCGCGGTGTGGAAACCGATCTGGTTCCCCGACTGCTGCAGCGCCTTTTTCAGCGCGTCCGCGTCGTTCGCGGCGGTGAGCAGCGCGTTCGTGTAGTTGATCTGGGTGGTGAGCGCGTTCGCCTGCTGGGTGGACAGGTTTTTCACCTGGGTGGCCATGTTCCCGATGTTCGTCGCGGCGATCTGCGCCCACCCGGCGGTGACGGAGATCTGCTCGCCCAGTTTCTTAGTCCCGTCTGCGGCGGGCCGGGTGGAGTGGAAGAACCGGTCGACAGCTTTCTGGTCGGCGGTGATCGAATCGGACACCTGTTTCAGCCCGGGGATCGAGTTCAGGATCGACGTCGCCCAGGAGTCCACGCCGCGTGCGGCTTTGAACTGCGCCTGGTTCGACTTCTCCGCGATGGTAATGACCTGGTTGAGGGGGCCGAGGAGTTGCGACGCCGCCGCGGTGATCTGCAAGATCGCCTCGCTGATGGGCTGGAGGTTTTCCAGCAGTTGCGGGAGCGCGCCGATCAGGTTCGTGATCGCGGTGGTGAGGTAGCCGACGTCGGTGGGCGCGGTGCGGGCCATGAACGCGAAAAACCCCTGCCACTGCGGCCCGGCGAACGTCGCGGACAACTGGTTCAGCATCGTCGCGAGCGATTTCCCGACCGCCGCGGACACCGGTTCAAGGTCGTGCAGCAGCGGTGTCACGAGGCCGATCGCCGCGGCGAAATCCTGGAACACGACCGGTTTCAGGTCGGCCTGGAACTCGTCGTAGGTTTTCTTCAGCCCCAGGAGGGAGATCGCGGCCTGCCGCTGGATCGGGTCCAAAGTTTTCAGGTTCTTCTGCAGTCCGCCGGTGCCCTGCGCCGCGTTCGCGATCGGCTTGACGATCCCGTACGCCGCCGCCGCGAGCCCCGTCAGCCCGAAACCGAGGGTCGCGACGACCGGCGCCAAAGCGGCACCGGCGCCGACGAGCGCGCCGATTCCCGACACCGCCGGCGCGGACCCGGACGCGAGGAGGCCGGTGGCTTTGGTCAGGTCCTGCGTGGCGGCCTTGTCGTCTTCTTTGGCTTTGGCGGCCTGGTCGTGCGCGAGGCGTTCCCCGGCGACCTTCGCGATCGCCTCGTCGGAGGAGTCGGCGAGGATCTTGTCCGCTTTCGCCTGCGCCAGCGTCGCACCCACCGACGCGGCCATCGCGCGGCGCTGTTTGTCTTCGGCGTCCGCGAGGGCACGCGCGGACCGGGCGGCGAGGTCCGACGCGCCGGCGACGTCTTTGAGGACGCGGGTGGCGCCTTCGTCGCGGCCGACGATGGGAATTTCGATGGCGTCAGCCACGGTCGTCCCCCAGCAGGTGTTCCTCGGCGTAGTTGGTGAGGGCCTCGAAATCTTCCACGGTCAGGAGGCCGATTTCCCACGGGCGGATGCCGAAGTGCTGCGCGAGGACGGCGATGTACCGGTCCCGGTCGTAGGTGTGGGCGCCGGGGTCGTGCGGCCCGGGCTGGGGACGGCGTCCCCCGGCGTAGGGTCCGGCTGGTTCTGTTCTCCGGACGCCTCGATCAGCGACGCGAGGAGTTCGCGCAGGTCGACGTCGATCTTCCCGCTGGTGAGGTCGTCCAGGTTCACGTCGCGGCCGTCGCGGCGCCACACCAGCCACACGAACGCGCACATCGCTTTCATCGACCCGGCGGCTAGCTCGTTCTCCCAGTCGACGTACCGCTGCCCCGTCGCCGCCTCAATCGCCAGCGCTTCGGACATGGGGTGGTGGTCGCGGTCGAAGTCGAACGTCTCGCCGTTGATGCGGATCTTAGACACGGTGGACCCGCGCCCAGATCTGGTCGTTGATCCGGCTGATCGCGGCCTCCATCTCCGCCCGCACCCGGGGGGTGGCGTCGTGGACCGGCTGGGAGAAGAACCGGGGGGTGACGTCCTGCCGGTACCAGCGGTCCCGGTCGCCGAACAGCGGATGCTCGAGGATGCCCACGTCGAGGCGCCTGAGCCGGCGCCGTTTCGTGCGGTTCCGCCCGTACACCGACACGCCGGGGTCGGCCCGGCTGGCGCGGACCGCGACGCCGAACTGGACGTCTTCTTTCAGGACGCCGGCGTACCGGTTCGGCAGCTTCGGCACCAGGCCTGCGCGGATCTCACCGGGGATCGGGCCGGCGGCGCGGTGGATCGCGTCGGTGATCTCCCGGATCAGCCCGGTCTCGCCGGCCTGGCGCAGCCCGGCGGCGAGTTCACCGAACTCCGCGGCCAGAGGGTCAGTCGTTGCCATTACACTCCGCCTATGAGGGGGATACGTATCGTCGTGCTGGCTGTGCTGCTGGCCGGGTGCGGGGGGACCGCCGCCGCTCACCCTGCGCACCGGCCCACGCCGGCCCTGTCGGGGCTGGCCGCGCAGACTGCGATCACCGAATGCGCCGCCGCGATCGAGGCCGGCACCGCAGACGGCCGCGACTACACCGGTCTTGGCGCGCACTCACCCCAGCTGCCCGCGCCGTGCCGCCCGCTGGACCTGCATCAGCTCACCCAGGCCGCGCGGATGGCGTTGCAGGACATGCTCAACCAGTAACTACGTGTTGAGGCCGCCGAACGGGGTGTATCGCTGGATCCGCGACGCGGCCACCCAGGTGACCTTCGCGTTGACTGCGGACGCGATCGCGCCGTCGGTGGAGAAGTCCGGCAGGATCGTCCCGAACCAGTACACCGACGGGTCGTTGATCGCGTCCGGGTACAGGTAGAAGTTCCGGGGCAGGCCATCGGTCGCGGCGATGTACGTCTGCGAGGTGGCGTCGTCCATGTACCCGGAGAAGTCACCCGACGCGTCCGGCAGCCCGGCGACGTAGACCTTGTTCCCGTCGCCGAACGCGGTGACTTCGACTTTGTCGGTGACCATGTTCATCGTCCACGCTGACTGGAACGTCACCGGCGACGCCGCCGCCGCGTTCGTCACTGCGACGTACACTTGGCCGTTGCGGCCGTGCCTGCGGACCATCTGTTTCTCCTAGGTGAGCATGGCCAGGAGGGTCCTGGCGTGGTTGCCGAACGTTCTCCCCGCGATGGCCCGCCGGGCCGCGGCCCCGGCCTTCGCGGCCAGGTCCTCGTTGGCGGCGGCCCAGCGGATCTGCTCCGACGCCTCAGCTGGTGAGCTGAACGCTGGGAGCATCGGGAACAGCTCATCGGACTCCGGCCGCGGGTCGCGGCAGAACCAGAGACCGCACGCGGCCATCTCGATCTCCCGCGGCCCGCACGCCACCCCTTCCCCGAGGTGGTCCTCTTCGGCTTCGCGGCGGTAAAAATTGATCCCCGCCCGCGCCTGCCGGTAAATGTCCGCCGCGTCGGTGTTGTCGATGCAGTCGTCGTCGCCGAGCATCTCCCAATCCCGCAGCGGCGAATCGTCAGGGAGATCGAACCACGCGCCCTGCACCTTCACCGCCAGGTCATCCAGCCGCATGTCCTCGAAGAAGCGGACCCGGCTGGGGAACCCGGTGCCGACGAACGCCAGATCCCACACCTTCGCCGCACCGGGCGGCGCGGGGTAGTGGACGGATGGCCGGTACGCGTGGGGCATGTACACCGCGGGCCCGCTCTCCCCGTACGAGTCCAGGTTCGTGGGGTCGTTGAGGAGGACCAGGTCGGCGTACTTGGACATTTCCAGCTGCTGCCCGTCCTGGTACGGCGACTCGGTGAACAGCATGACGATCTTGTGGCCGCGTTTGCGGATGATCTCCAGGAACACCGCCGGGATGAAAAACGCGGACACGATGAACACCACATCCGGCCACGTCTGATAACACGCCCCCAGGATCCCCGACGAGGCGAGCTCCACCGCCTGCTGCCGCGTCAAAGCCTTATACACGGCCTGCCGCGCGTCCGGGTCGGTCAGATCGTCGCACAGCAGCGCCTGGTCGTAGAACGAGATCCGGCGGTCGAGGTTGTACTCGTACACCTGTTCACCCAGGCCGCGGAGCGCCTCGAGCCACCCGTTGTGCACGTCCGCGACGCTGAAATTCGGGCCCGGGTGCACCACTAGCCATCTCATGGCGCTAGGTGCCGATCTGGATAGTCAGGTGGGCGGCGAGGTAGTCGATGCCCTGGAAGTTCATCAGCCCGTACGCGGTCGCTTCGATGATCGCGCAGAATGACACCTGCCCGCCGAGGGTGGGGTCTTTCTGGATCGCCGCGTAGATCGACTGCGTCCCCGTCGGTGAGAGGTACACGTCGAGGAGGTCCTGTCCCGACAGGCTGTCGCCTTCGGAGACGAGCATGATCACCCGCAGCGTGTAATCGGTCTCCCCGTCCATGCTGACGGAGTAGCGGATGAACGACCCGGTTTGGGGCATGACCACCGCCATCGGCGGGTTGATCTGCTGGAACCGGTTCGGCGTCGCCCGCAACCCGATCGACGACGTGAGGTAGGTGGCGAGCGCGGCGCGGACCGCGGCGAACGTCGGCTGCGCCATCAGCGGCCCTTGTCCAGCGCGGCCCACAGATCAGGGATTGCGTACAACTTGGTCAGGAACGCCAGGCCCTTTGCCAGGTCTGGTTCGCCGTCCATCACCCGCTGCCACCCGGCGGGGGTGATCGTGATCTCCCACGCGCCACTGGCGTCCATGTCATAGGTGAACTCGTCGTCGGCGAATACCGCGCGGTGGCGTTCCAGATGCGCGGGGAACCGCGACGGGTCGCGGCCGTGGAGGCGCATCAGACGCCGATCCGTTTGGGGGTGATGTACCGGCGGAGGAGCTGCAGGATGATGGGCTGCTGCTGGATGCGGACCACGCCGAACTCGGAGAACCCGGCCACGCCGAACGGGGCATCTTTGCGGCGCAGAAGGTCGGACGCCATGATCAGCGTGGCTTGTTTGACGGCGGAGGGGACGGCGGGCCAGCCGAAGACGCCCTGGATCTGGATCCTTGTGGGGTTGGACCAGGGCCACACGAACGGGATCGGCTTGCTGGCTTGGAGGACCGTGTACCCGGTGTATGGCCAGGGTTCGCCTTTCGCGGTGGTGTTGTACTGGCCGATGCCGGCTTCGAGGCGGTAGTCGACGTTCTGCGTCCACGTCGTCTCATACGTGCCGTCGCCGTCGAAGTCCACTTTCAGGCTGGTGACGGAGACGATGTCATCGGTGGTCTGCCGGTAAATCGAGTCGGGCATGTAGACGCGGGTGTCGGCGGCCTGCCAGAAGTACCGGCCGCATATCTGGTCGATCTCCCGCGACGCGGATTCGGCGGCGAGCTGCAACTCGAAGTCGTCACCGGTGTCGGGGATCGCCAGCCGCGACTTGAGTTCCTCAATACTGCAGTACCGCTGCCCGAGCGCGGTGGTCGTGACGGTCCACGTCCCGGCGATCGCGTCGGACGCGGTGCCGGTGCCTTCCCACAGGTACGTCCAGATCCCGGTGATCGTGCAGGAAATGTTCGCCGTGTAGGTGCCGGTGCCGGTGTGCACCGGTGTGGGGGTGGTGACAGCACCCGTGGGGTCGGTGATCGTGAGTGTGACGGTGGCCGGGTCGGTGGGGACACCGGAGACTTTGAACACGTTCGTCAAAGTGGCGAGCTCGTTGACATCGGAGAAGAACACGGTGGCGTTCATGCGGCGGCCCCGGTGAGGGTGTAGCCGGTGACGGCGAACGTTTGCGGGCTGCCGCCGGTGGAGCAGATTTCCCACCCGAAGTCGATCTGCCCGATCGCGGCGCCCGTGGACTCGTACCCGTTGGTGATCATCCAGTTCAGCAGGGCGAGCAGGTCGACGGCCCCGCTGCCCTGCTGCGCGTAGGTGCCGGGGCCGCCGGGGCCGTTGAGCGACCAGATCGCCTCACCGGTGCCGTATTCGTACAGGTCCCACGACTGGCCGCCCACCTGCACGTTGGAGGCTCGCAACGTGGCGCCGCCGTTGCCCCGGTTGACGTTATCCACCCACACCATCACCTCGCCGGGGCCGCCGGTGCCCGACAGCCAGATATCCCACGCGGCCTGCGCGTCCACACCACCGCCGCGGGGCATCGTCTCCGCGTACGTGGACGACAGCTGGGACAGGGCGCCGATGGGCGTGTCGGACGCCGCGCCGGGGCCGTTCCACCCGCCGCCGGTCCAGTCGGAAAACAGTTGCTGAACGTTCGGGTAGGCGCGGACACCGGTGTTCCCCGCCGCCTCCGACGCCACGACGTTCCACGTTCCCGGGCCGGTGGCGGTGAGGGTGAACTGGCACGCCGGGTCGGCCCAGCAGTTGTTCTCGACGTACGTGTTATAGCCGTTGCTGTTGGTGATCTGCGGGTAGTCGTAGGCGCCGCACACCCCGGCGGGGTCGGAGGTGACGCACGCCCCGGCTGGGGTGGTCGCCGGGGTGGTCGCCGGGGTGGTCGCCGGGGTGGTCGCCGGGGTGGTCGCGGGTGTCGTGGCTGGGGTGGTGGGCGCGGGGACCTGCGCGGCCCACTGGACCGGCGCCGCGGACGTGCACGCCGCTGGGGAGACGGTGTTCACGTGGGTGAACCGGCCGCCACCGACGCACGCGTAGACGGTGGTGTCCTGCAGCGCCGCCACCCCGGCCGCGGCGGCGGTCACGCCGGCGAGCGCGACCGCCGCGCCAGCTGCGGCCAGGGCGGTGAAGACCCGGCGCCGGGTCATGGGGCCAGCCATTCGGGATGCTTCCGCGACCACAGCACCGTTTTCTCCAAAGACGGGCCGAACGGGACTGGTGGTTTCCACCCCAGCCCGGCGAGGAGGGCGCCGTCGAGGCCGTAGTGGGGGTCGTGCCCCGGGCGGGTGGTGTGGAAATCCTCGAGCTGCCAGAACAGCTCCTGGCCGAGGATCTCCGCGACGCGTTCGGCGAGTTCGAGGTTGGTGACCCGGTCGGGGCCGGCGATGTTGTACCTGCCCGGCCGGCCAGCCAGGGGGAATGGTACCGCGGGCCGGCCGGACAGGAGGAACACCACCCCGTCCGCCAGGTTACGCGCGTGCAGGTAGTGGCGGGAGCCGATGTCGTCCGGGGTGCCGTGGACGGTGACGATCTCCCCGTGGGCGATGCGCCAGATCAGCGTGGGCAGGTATTTCTGCGGGTCCTGCCGTTCGCCGATCAGGTTCATGCAGTTCACGATGCTGACCGGCACCTGGTAGGTGCGCCAGTACGCGGTGCACAACGCTTCCTGCGCCGCCTTCGACGCGGCGTAGGGGTTGGAGGGGACGATGGGTGCCCACTCGCCGTGGGCGTGGCCGCCTTCGACGGGCCCGTACACCTCGTCGGTGGACACCCAGATCACATGCCGGGGGCAGGCGTCGCGGGCGTATTCGAGGGTGGACAGGGCGATGTCGGTGTTGTTTCTTGTGAAACCGACCGGATCCCTTATGGAGTCGTCCACGTGGCTGAGCGACGCGAGGGCGATGACGTAGTCGACGTTGCCGATTTTCGCGGCCAGCTGGGAGGCGACCGGCGCGGCGAGGTCGTGCATGACGACCTGCACCCGGCCGCGCCACTTCGGGGTGTGCCCGAGGACCTGCGCGATCCGGTCGGTGCGGCCCTTGTGCCGGAACGAGTCGGTCGCCACCACCCGCCAGTCGGTCCTCGCGAGGACATGCTCGAGGACGTGGTGGCCGATGAACCCGCCGGCGCCGGTGATCAGGACACGTCTCATGTGACTCCAGATGTTCCGTCGCGGGGGTCGGTGACCGACGCGGCGCTGGTGGCGGCGGCGGTGACGGTGGCGGTCCCGTCGCGGGGGTCGGTGACCGTCGCGGCGGAGCGGCCGACCTGGAACGGGGGCGCGACTTTCAGGATCCCCTGGCCGGTGAGGGTGGCCTGGATGTTCAGCCGCCACACGATCGTGAGCGTCCCGGTGCCGGTGAGGGCGGCCGAACCGGACGCCGACCCGGCGGGGGTGGCGGACAGGGTGCCCACCCCGGCCAGGGTGGCGGCGCATGGCAGCACCGGCGCGCCGGTCAGCGAACCCTGGCCGGAGAGGTTCGCGACCCCGGCGCCGAGGAACGCCGACAGCGTCCCCACCCCGGACAGGTGTATCCCGAGACTCACCGTCGGGACCGACAGCGTCCCCAGCCCGGTCAGGGCCGTGGCCGCCGGGGACAGGACCACCGCCGCTGACAGGGTGCCGGTCCCGGACAGGGCCGCGCTGTCCGCCAGGATGGGCGCGGCGGTCAGCGTCCCGGCGCCGGAGAGCGCGACGGGTGACGGGTCGAAGTAGGGCGCGGCGGACAGGTTCCCCGCACCAGTCAGGGACGCGGCCGCGGGGATGAGGACCGGCCCGGGGGTGATGATCTGCGACCTGGGCGCGGCCGGTTTGGGGAGCTGCTGGGGGGTGCCCTGGATGACGGCGGGGATCGGTGGGGTGCCGCCGATCTGCGTCGGCGCCGCCGTGAGGGTGCCGGCGCCGGTGAGCGCGATCCCCAGGTTCACCGAGACGTTCGTCAGCGTCCCGGTCCCGGACAGCGCGGCGGCGGCGGCGAGGATGGGGGTCGCGGTGAGCGTCCCCACCCCCGACAGTGCCGCGGTGGCGGTGAAGACGGGCGCGGCGGACAGGGTGCCCACACCGGACATGGAGCTGGTGGCGGTCAACGCTGGCGCGACGTTCAGCGTGCCCAGGCCGGACAGGGACGCGCCTTCGGTGTAGGTGACGACCGGCGCGCCGCCGAGGATCTGCGACCCGGGCGGCGCCAGTGGCCGCGCCGGCTGCGGCAGCGCCCGGATGACCACGGGGCCTGGGGCGGTCCCGGTGCTGGTGTAGGACGCGGACAGCGTCCCTGCGCCGGTGAGGGCCGCGGTCTCAGCGAAGACTAGCGCGGCGGTGAGCGTCCCTGCGCCGGTGAGGGTCGCGGTGCCGGGTGCGGTGGGCGTGGCCGATAGTGTGCCCACACCGGAGAAGGTGACCGGTGATGGGTCGAAGTAGGGTGCTGCGGTGAGTGTGCCGGTGCCGGACAGGGCCGCTGTGCCGGCGGCCAGGGCTGGCGGGGTGCCGATGATCTGGCTGACCCGGCCCCGGAC